GGGTTTGGTCGCTCTTGTTCACGCGCTCAAATGCTTGACCGCCGATGGAGAACGAGCGCAGGCTCCCCTTGCGGATTTCAGACGCAACTTCGCGCGCCTTTTCGATGTCGCCACGCAGTTTGATGACGACGAACATGCCTGTGTCGTCCACTTCGGACTTCCAGACTCGACCGGAGGTGTCGGTGTAGGCGGGAATGACCTCACCGACTTGAATGTTGGAGTGGGCGAGTTGCACGTTGCGGAAACCGTCCGCCTTCATGAACTTGCCAAAGGCGTCCTTGAGGGCGCTACGGGTGATGAGGTCACCCTGCTTGTCGACCATTTCAACGGACGCGTATCCCGCCACGACAAGGTCGTCACCAAGGCCCTTCAGCAGAAGGGCGGAGGTGTCTCCCGTCGGTGCAGCGAGAATCGCCATTGTCTCACCCAACTTCGACTTATGGTATATCAAAGAACCTGAAGGGTTCCGTCATCGGTAAGACGCGCTTCTTCACCTTTATCGCTTCGCAGTCGCTTGGTTTTTTTCGCTGTAGGCGGTTTGATGTCGCTATCGTCGCGAGCCGCAGGGTCGAAGTCCGGCATCGTGTTGTCGTTGATGTTCTGTGTTGGACCGCGAGGTGATTCGTCAGGCGTAGCGTAACCAATACCCAGCCCCTGCACACCGGTGCTCGTAATCTTCTCCTTGGAGAGATGGTCAAGCGCGCGCTCCAATACGTCGAGGCCACGCTTGATGACCTCCTCCTCTTCGTCGAGCACCTTCTTCGGCTTCTTGGAGTGACCCGCAGGAGGTTCGGGGTTGACCTCGTCGTATTCGGGTTCGTCTTCAACGTCGTCTTTGAGGAGCATGGCGGCTGCTCCCGACCAATACGGCTGTTGGTCTTTCGCGAGACGGACGAGGTATTCATTGCCCCAAATGGTCTGCTGCGGTTCGACAACCCATACAGAATCCTCGATACGCGTCTTGCAGATGACTTCGTCGTCGAAGCCGGGGAAGTGGATGACGATACGTCCCTTCTTCATCGAGACGCGCTGAGGGACATGGTGGTCGCCTGCAAGGATAGCGAGCGTCTCTACGCTATCTGCAGCGAGGGGTTCGTTGTCGGTCATCTTCGCGGCACGGATGCGATAGACGGGGTGTTCAGCCTTGGAAGCGCTGACGCCGGTGCAGCGCACCGTAGCGAAGTCACCCTCCTTCAGACCGCGTGGTCCCTTCGCGCTACCGACCATCATGTAGTGCTCATCGCCAACCTGCTTCGCGCGCTTCCCATAGTTCTCAGGATGCATGAGCGGTCCGACACCAACGGTGTATGAACCACCGGCGCGCGAGAGAACAATGACGTCGACCATCTTCTCCTTGCTCAGCAAGACCCACTTCGGGTGACGTGGTTCGCCTTTCATGTAGGTCGCATTCGCGTCACGCAGAAGGATGTCGATGTTCTCCTCTTTGCGCAGACCCTCGATAGCAACACGCAGACCCTCATCGTCGCTGCGCTTGGTGTTGATGGGTTCGGGCATCTTGATGTGCTCAGAGGATTCGTATTGTGCGCGCAGATGACGGATGCGGTCTTTCGTCGGCATGTTGTGTGTCTCTTCGTCTGCTGTCTTGAGCAGGTCGAGGAAGGTCAAAACGCCGTCATGCAGCACGGCGTGAACGACGAAATCCTTCTCGTGAACCCTGTCGACTTCCTCGCTGAACACATCGTCAAGTTTGACGTCACCGTCGGCGCCATACGCCGTGAGTTCCTTCCCCTTGCGGGTCACAATCAATTGCTCGCCCTGTGGGTAGTGCGACAACACCCAGTCGCCGGTGAAGCCCCGAAGGTGCTCCATGTCGTCAACATCGAAGATGCGATGCATGAACTTGACCGGTGGTGGCTTGCCGTCCTCCTTGACGAAGAGCGTATCGTCGAGCAACTCGTCGAAAGAACGAGCGAAGGGAGCCGACGTGCCCTGACGTTCCGCTTCCTGCGAGTGCAGCGTCTGACCCATGCTGATGTTGCTGCCGGTGTAGGGACCAAGGGCCGGGTTCACGTCTTGCATAGCGAGAGGAGAGATTGGAATCTGAATGGCTTCAGCATGCTGCATGTGAGCGTTGGCTGGACTCTCGATGAACAGGTTGGGGCTGTCGCTCGTGAGGGCACCCAAGTTGATGGTGAACGGCGGTTGCACCCTTCGACCGTGCTCCATCTGATGACGACGACTCGTGGAGAGCGGCAGCATCGTGGCGTTGGTCAGAGAACTGCCGCCAAAGTTGAGGTCGGCTTTCTCCTTCTGTGCGTGCGCTCCTGCACCGCGCGCTTGTGTTTTCCCCGAAATGGCTTCGGCGAGTTGCAGCAAGTGCTTGTCCTTCGTGTCGGACGTGAACCACTTGCTGCTCGCCTTGACCGAGGGGAAGAACATGCTTTGTTTGGGGAGTTTTTCTGCGCTCCCCAACCGTCCGGGTAGGCTGACGTCACTTCCGCCCTTGAGTTGTTGGTGAACGTGCTGTATGACCTTGTAGATAGCAGTCGCTTCTTGATTGAGCGTGAGAGGACGATTCTTTGAATCGAGCACGTCACCGCCACCGTGAACGTGCCCCTCTCCTTCATGAGTGCTGTAAATCCCTCCGGGTAGCGAGGAATACCGGTTGTTGTCGATTCTGTTGTTCTCGGACATAAGGTCGCGCGCTTCCATCATGTTCTCATGCAGGTCATGAGGTTCAGGGTGACGCACGACGTGACGACGACGGCTGCTACCCCTTGGTTGGTGATAGTAGAACTTGCCGTCTTTGGGGTTGACGAACGAGCCGTTCTTCTGCACACGTTGCGTGGGTAGGTAGCGCGCACGGAAGGCATCTGCAAAGTGGATGCCTTGCTCATCAGCGGCCTCGTCCACCTGCGCGACAACGTCTTGGAAAATCTTGAGCGCCTTCCTGTCTTTGTCCGGCATCGTAGCGGCCAGTTGCTCAATCAGGCGGTCACCTGAGGTTTGCTCACCGTCTGTGCGGCGACCCATCTTGGCTTGATGAACGTCACGGGTGACCTTCATGCCCCTCAACGCATCGGCATTCTCAGGGGTAATGTGCTCTCTGATGTCGCTTTGGTCACCGAAACCATGCACCACTTTGCCGTTTTCAATGAGGCTGGCCCGTTGAGAGGGGGACATGTGCGCGACGATGTATTCTGCGACGTGGTCAGCATACGCTGTGGCTTCGTATGCGATGTTGTTTTCCTCCTCAGTCATGCCTTCTTTGCCGAAGATGCCGGGAAACTTGGATTCGATGGCGGGCTTGAGCAGGTGCTCAAACACCTGCTTCTTCGCGTTGTGCGTATCCAACGCCATCTGCACTTTTTCGTCCTCGTGTTGCAGCATTCTCAGTTGCTCGTTCGGTCGTTCAGGACTGTTGGTGATTTCCTGCAAGCGCGCGCGCAAGAAGTCTCTCTTCGCATCATCCGTTTCGCTGTTCAACGCCTGAAGCACACCTTCACGGTCGCTTATCGCCAAGCCCGATGGGGACAACCCGATGACGTAAGGTTCACCGTCGTTGTCGACACCGAAAGCAGAAAAGTTGTCTCCACGCGCTACCGTGCCTGTTTTGTCCAAGGCTTGACGTAGTTCACTCGTGCTTCTCCCGGTGTGGTCATGGTCCTTGACTTCTTGCAGCAACTGCTGGAAGTTGACGATACCGTCAGTCCCAACATCAGGCTCAGGAAGCGTGTATTTCCCTGAGGCGCGCGACTTCAGGTATTTTTGGTATTCTTCGAGTGAGTAGATGGCGTAGTGCCCACCACCAAGCACATCGTCACCGAAGAGGTCGGCCTCTACCTCTGAAGAGTCGCGAAGCAAACCGGTGGCGTCGCTATGACGTCGACCAAGGATACGCCCTTCGCGGAAGTGCTTGAGGTCCTCCTCGCTGACGGGGACACGCAAGTCGTCGTGATAGCCCTTGAAGGCAGGGATGAGGTTGCGATGCCGTGCATCGTTTTGGTTGTGCTTGATGTTCTGTGCTGCAACTCCTCCGGTCATGTGTTCAGCCCGAAGCAATTTGTCGTGTCCTGTGTTGATGGCGTGAGCGCGCAACTTGGACAAAGCAGACGAGGGGTGGCTGAAGACGTGGTCGTGGTCCTGCCGTAGACCGTCTAAACTCAGAACACCTGACGGGTCCATTTCGTCAGGTCGGTAGTTGGTTTCAGCACCGATGATACCGGCCAACCCTTCGCTGTGTGCGACGCGCGCCAAAGGCATCTGTGCGGTGTAGATGTCGGCGATGTCTTCCAGTCCGCCCTCGTCGCCTTCTCGGCGAATGCTGCGGACGGTGTCGCCCATCGGGTCCTCCCTCGACGGGAGCCTGAGAACGACCTTGCCTTTCTCGTCGAACTGTGCGAGCAGGTCATTGACTTCGCTGTCCTTCTTCCCCTGCAAATACGCCGCCTGACGCAACCTGTCCTTCTCCTGCCGGTCCATGCGCTCGTCGCCCGTCTTGGTGTAGGTGTCCGTCATGCGCTGCTGCCGGTCGCCGTAGCGCATGTCGTATGCCTTGCGATGCGCGGGGAGGAAATAGCGCACCTTCTGAGCGCCGAAGAACATGTCGGGGAAAGCATCGGCGCGCATCTGACCGATGTCGTCCCACTCAGCATGCAAGTTGCCGTAGGCTCCGATGGCGTCCATCATCATGCCGAGGACCGTCGGCTCTGCCTTGAACTCCCCCGGCATGAAATCCTCATCGAAGGTGTGCGTGGAGTGCATGTCCTCCATCGAACGATGCGCCTCGTCGATTTTGGCGTCCCTTGTGAACTCGCGCGAAATTGTCGAGGTGATGCTTTGCCATGCCTTCTTGCCTTCGTCGCTGTCGAAGATGTCGGACCTGAACAACACGTTGAGGTCGGGCACCTCATCGGTCATCTCAACGTATTCGTTGCCGAGCAGACCACCTCTCCTGAAGTGAGGAAACTTGCCGCCACCAACGACAGGCTCGTCCGTCATCTTCTCAGCAAGACTGCGAAGGTCAACGCCTTCCAAGGCATGGCGTAGGATGTCCGGCTCGATGTTGAGGTCGCGCCCCGCCTGCAGACGCTCTTCGATTTGTTCAGCCGACAGCGTCTTCGATTCGTCGATGAGCGCCTTTGTTTTGCCGTCGTAGACGAAACGGTTCTGAGGACGGTGGTTATAGCCACGACGCAGCGAGTTCCCTGAATACATGTTCTTGAGCGCGCCGTTGAAGATTCGGCTATGAATCTCCATGTAGCCCTTCGCGTCGTCGAAGTTGGAACCAAGCACGCGCTTCAGTTCTTTGTCGTCGCTCGCTCCATTCAGGAACCACTTCATGACGCCCTGCTGCTTCTCCCGAGGTAGCATGTAGATGCCGAGTCGATAAGCGTCCACGCCGCTGCGGTTCATCGACGGCCTGCGACTTACGTCGCCATCTGCGATGCTGTGGTCTTTGCGAACGGCTTCACGCATCGTGTGCGCAGCGTTGCTCATCAGCGTCGTGCCGCCCTCGTTCATGGCGTTGTCGAAGATGTAGGAGTAGGGGATGCCTTCATTCTCCCAGTTCTTCGACCACATGAAGAGCGACTTACCCATCTCGTCAGGCAACGTCTTCCCGAAGTGCTCTTCGTAGCGCTTCTTGAAATCTTGGAAACCGACGTCGAACATGGTGTTGACGTTGGTGTTGTGACCGTCCCAACGACCAAGCAACTTCCTGATGCTCGGGTCCATCTTGCGTGCCGCTTTCACCATCGCTTGGTTGAACGCGTCTGCCTTACCGTCGTGGTAGAGGCTGCGAGAGAGGTGGTGCAGGAGTGGAGTGGTGCTGTAGTTCTCCCCCTTGCGGGCAAACAAGCCGAGTGCGTGCACCTTGTGGTGAGGTTCGGTGATTTGGTCACGCTCGTAGTCTTCCGTGTTGTCGCGACAAGCCATCCGCCACCCGAGAGCGCGACGCACCATGCTGTTGATTGCCGCCTCGTTGTTGTTCTCTTTCGCGCGCTCCCACCTTTCGCGGTTGAAGACTTCGACAGCGCGGCGTTGTGGACGACGGGACGCTTCGTGCTTGGTGCTACGGGCCGTTTGCACCTTCGACTCTTCGCGGAACGCGGCGCGTTGAGTGGGTCGGTCTGCAGATGCGGTGCCGAACTCGTAGAGTTCCGTCTTCTGACGTTCAGCCTCCTTGAGAAGTGGGATACGCGCGTATCCATGATTCCGCATGTTGTCGACGCTGAAGAGCAGATTGGCTGCTTCGTCACGAACGTCGTAGCCGCTATACAGAGCCTTCAGGAACTCGTCAATCGCGCGAGCGTGAAACCCGTAGGCGTCTTCGCGCAACCCGTCACCTCACGAAAAGAAGTCGGTGAGGTTGTAGGCTCCTTCAGGATTCTTGTCGGACTTGTCCCCGGCGGTGTTCTCGCGCATGTAGACTTGGTTGGGCCAACCGGCGTGCGTCGTGAGGTTTGCCTTCTCAGCCTTCGGTGGCGTGCGCTTGACGTCCTCGACCTCAATCTTCTGTTGATTGGTCCAGTAGTAACCCGGCTTGACCTTCTCGACGCCGTTGACGCGCTCGAAACCGTCAGCGTGCTTGGAACCAAACTTGGCTTCAGCCTTCGCCACCAGTTCTTCGGCGTCTTTCAGCATCTGCTCAACGTCGGGTGCGTGCTGTCCGGGGTCCACCTTCATCGGCTTCATTGGTCAATCCTCCTTCCTTCGACTTGCGCGGCGGTGTTCGCCATCGCGTGAATCTCGTCCCACGACATGTCGTGCCAAGCCTCGTTCGATTCGGGCATGGACATACCTGCATCGTCGATAGCCGCAGCGGCCTTGCTGATGACCGAGTCACGGTCACCGCGGAGTGGGTCGCCCCAAACGTCGTCGTTTGCAGGGGTGATGGCGCGCACAAATCCTGCGCGCTTCAGGAGCATTTCGGGGGCATCGAACGACTTGCGCATCGCGGAGAGTTCGGCGTCCATCGACTCCATCTTGCTGATGAGGGCCTTCATCAGAAGCATAGCGTCGGTGTCGTCAGCCAAGCCTCACACCTGTCCCTGCTTCTTGAAGTGAGCACCGATGCGGTCAGGACCGATGTAGCCCATTGGTCGCTCGCCCTTGGCGATGACGCCCTGCGTGCTGTTGAATTGCATGACCGGAACGCCACCTGCGAAGATGTCGTTGGGTCCAACGGGTCGAGGCCCTTCGCGTTCGGATTTATAGATGGCTCCGACGTCATCAGCAAGGTAGTCACTCGTTCGTTGGATGCTACGGAGGAATTGTTCAGCGGACACGAGGTCGTTGTTTGCGAGCGCGACTTTGAACTCAGACATCGCGCTTTCCAACTTGCGAACCATCGGGTCCATCTTGCTCAGCAGGTCGCTCATGTTGGTTCACCACGCACACGTCATGTTTAGTCCTGTCGCCCGTCAGAATCCGCTCTCCTTCTGTTTGGACGTGGGGTCTTTCGCCGCTTGAACGCTGTCGAGCGCCTGCTCGATGGGCGTCTTATCGGCTCCCCGTTGATTCTTTTTCGTCGATGGAGCGCCGGATTGATGTGTCTCGGAACTGATGGGAGCGGGTCCACGGTCGCGCTTACCCTCGCTTTCACCCAACCCAATCGCTTTCTCCATCATCATGATTTGACCTCCACCCTGAGGAGGGGGCGCTCCACCGGGAGGCAAAGCCCCAGCCCCCGGCATCATAGCGCCCCCACCCATTGGTTGTGGAGGAATGCCGCCCCCCGGCGGCATGGGTGGAGAAGCACCGCCCGGAGGCATACCGGGCGGCATACCGCCCGCGCCACCGGCGCCCTGTTGCTGTTGCATCGCCATCTCTTGTGGGTCCGGCTTCTTGTAGACGAAGCGAATGTCTCGCCCTGCGTCTTCGGTGAGTTCAGGTTGGAAGCCAAGTGCTTGCATGCGTTGCGCGATGTTGACTTCCTGTTCATCACGGCGGAGGCGAGTGATTTCGTCCTCCTCCTCGTTGGGGTAGAGCGTAAGGGACCAGTCGCTGACGCCCATTTGGTCGAGCATGCGTGGGAAGAGTTCGCGCGAGTAGAGTTTCTGCCCCGACTCAACCGCGCGGTTAGTAACGAGAATCTGCATGCCTTCGTTGTTCAGACCGCCGGACTTACCGGCATCCATCATGAAGACGTTGGAAACACCGTAGAAAGCAGCGATGCGCATCCTGATTTCGTCGCGGACCTGCGCGTATTGCATCTCGTCGAGGCTGTCCATGAAGCGAACGAACTCGACCTTACCGCGCCCCGAGGACGACTCAACACCAACCTTGGGGATGTAGTGTGGGTCGCGCTCCATCTTCTCTTCAGCACCCTTCCAAAACGAAGCGGTGGACTGAATGTTGTCCGTGGTGATGGCAAGGACACCGCGAGGGATGCGGCGCTTCTGATACGCGAGGTAGATGTAATTGTCCATTGCGGTCAACGATTGCGCCTGCCTCCACATGCTCGCTACAGGTGAACGACCGTAGAGTTTGGAAGGGTTGAACTTCGACATGTGCAGCACTTCACCCTCAAGGTAATACTGCGTCTTCCCGCTACCCGCGGTGTTGATGTAGTGCACGTCCTGCAGGGGCAGACTGCAGACCTCGCACTTGGAATGGTCGCCGTTGTGCGGGTAGGTCTTGTCGCGGTGGACAGGGCACAGCAAGTAACGACCTCCGCGCTTCCCTGCCTTGTCGGCTACGATGCGCATGAAGGTGGGGTCGCCGCGCACCAACTCTTTGATGCGGTAGAATTGAATGTCGCCGCTGTCGGGGTCGATGAAATACTCCTTGATAAGCAGCAGGAAGGCGTCGTCAACGATGTCGAGGTCCCACTCAATCTCCTTCATCACCTCGATGAAGGATTGGTCCATGCTGTTGCGTTGCTTGAGCAACCATCGCGGATACAGGATTTGGTCAGCGTCAGGTGACTCAAACTCCTCGTTGCCGCAGATGCGACACTCGGTCACGGTGTCGTGCTGATATTCCTCCTCGCAGTTGGTGCACTTCTTGTGGAACTTCTTCTCCCAGTAGTAGCCACGCCTGAAAATCTCTTGGCAAAGCGTGTTGATGGTGGTGCGGAGGATGATGGACTCCTGAACGGTAGCGTAGAGAGCAGGAATAGAAACGCCCTGAACGAGCACCGGCTCTTGGATGCCCGTCTTCCAAAGCGGCATCTGCGGCTCAGGCGTTGTGCGACGACTGAACGGACGCGTCAGCGAAGACAGGAATCGCCCCACAACGCCTTGTTCTTCAGCCATCACAGGTCCTCCACAAGTCGGTAGGCGTCGTCGACAAGACGAAGGGTTTCACCATCGCGACTGAACATCGCATGCACTTGCGCTTCTTGAAGGTTCCATTCCTTGAGAAGTTCCGCCTTCTTGTCGGGAACATCACGCCAGTTCAGCCACTTGACCATCTTATACAGGTCGTCGCGACGAGACTTGACGAGGTCGCTCTTGCGTCCCCGCAACTCAAGAAGTTCCAGAATCGCGCCTGCTTGTCCCTTCTTCATCCGTAGGTGAGGCATGACGCCCTTCATGAGTTTCCGCAGGTCGTCTGCACCATAGAACTGCAACCTGTGTTGCGTCCTTTTGCTGTTCTTGTGAATCTTCAAATTGCTCTGCAGAACACCGCAACCGAGTGACTTATGCAACTGCTCACAATGCAATTTCCCACGCTCACCTGTGGCGATAAAACCTGCACGCGGCTCAAGCCGCTTCGTGATGGTGATGTATCCGTCAGCGTCAAGGAAGCCTGCAGCGTAGGCCCATACGTCCTTGAAGATGATGTTGTCGTTGCGAACAATGCCCCAATTGCTGCCCACCTTCTCGATGTCGTATTCGATGCCGTGCATCTTGAGCAACGCGCTCAGCCGCTGCGTTGAGAGGTGCTTTGAGGAATCCATACGGTGGAGGATTTCGCTTGAGGGGAGCGGACCCGACTCCTCCAAGACGTGTGTAGCGCGCGTCAACCAATCGGCCTGAGCCTTGTTGATGTTGTCGACTGAGTGTAGCGCGTTCCTCCACTCCTTCTTTGCAGACTTCCGTGTCTGTTGCGCGTCTATCCACAGTTGCCTTTGCTGCTCATCAAAGTCACCGTCGAGTGCGAGCAACTTGGAAATGACGTCGTTGGCTTGCTCCCATTGTGCACACGCTCGTCGCAAAGCAAACTCGCGCGTTTGACCATGTTTTCTTAGTGCTTGCAGGTCACGGTCAGATAGCCCAAAAGTGCGAACGGTAGCCTCGTGCTTTCCAACCCATTCAAGAGAGGATAGCGTAGCCGTCACCTCCTCACGCTTTGCGATACGAATAGCGTCGATGGCGTGGTCGATGGCTTCTTTCATGTCCTTATGGTCGCGACGGGCCATTCTGAGGTCCTTGACCAACTCTTCAGCACCTCGTCCGAACATGGACTGAAACCAGCCACCGTCAGGCATGGAGCGCTTGAGTTGCTGAGCAACCTGCTGAGCCATCTCGCGCTTCTCTTTCTCCTCCTCGACTTCGTTTGGGCGGGGCGGGACAGGGTTCGCGTTGGCTGTCCCCTGCCCTCCCTGTGCAGGCTGGGGGGCGTCTCCGAAGGTGGCTCCACGAATGCTTGTCTTGAGCAAGAAGTCCAAGTCGGACACGTCAATCATCCGCATCCCCCATCGGTTGAGGTGAGCCGTGTTTGACCCAACACTCATAGCAGAATCCGAACGGTGCGTCCTTCGTTCCGAAAAACTCGGGGTCGTAACAACAGGTGAGCCAAACCCACCCTTGTGCTGAACCACCGGTCATCTTCGTCACCTCAGCAATTCCATCGCTTGAGCGCAGCACCCTTCGGTGTGAGTTTGCCCTTCTTGCTCGTTGGCCCCTTTACTCCACTCATACGCGCGCAGAAAGACTTTCTCCGCTTTGCCTTCTTGGAGCCTGCCTTGAGTTTGCTTGGCTTGGTGGTCACAGGAGGTTTGAGGTTTGCACCTTCTTTGCGCTTCGCTGCTGCGCGCCCCTTTGCATTGAGCCCACCCTTACGGTGGTGTTTGTTTGGGTTATAGCCGTGGAACGGCTTTGACTTCTTCTTTGCCTTTAGCACGGAGGTTGCGATGTCGAAAGGTGAGCAGCACGAACAGAACGCGACTTCTTTCGCAATCTCGTCGTCCGTCATAGTCGCCAATTCTTCAGCCGTGATTGGCTCGTCGTGGTAGATGTATTCGTAGTTCGTCATCTCATGCCCCCTTCAGAACAAGCCACCATTCATCGCTCTTCACGATGGTGGGCTTGCCGCCCACCCCTTGTTTCTTCGCCCTCTTGCGCTTGGTGGCCGCGCGCTTTTGTCCCTCGCTCATCGAGCCTGAGGTCTTGGGTGTCTTGCTGCTAACCTTGACGGACGGGCGGCACTTAGGGTAACCTTTGCTGCTCGTCTTAGCCTTGGAACGTCCGCATGGTGGGTGCTTCCCGTCCTTGTCCTTTCTCGACACATCGACCCATTTCTCCTTGAACCAACGGTTGAGATTCTTCACCACGAGGGTGTCGTGCTCCATGCGAATCAACCCCTCTTCTCCTGATTCTGCTTGGACGTTTTATCGTCCTTGATTGGGCCACCTGCTGCCCATGTATAGCAGGTCCTGTCTTTGTGGCACTTGAAATCGTGCATCCAGCAATAGCCCAAGTCGCCTTCCAGCGGCATGCACTCTTGCATGCGGGGACTCACGTCGAAGGCGATGCAGTTGCTGCAGTTTGACTTTTTTGCGACGTCGACTGTGGTGCTCCAATGCTCAGCCGCGTCTTCCCAGTATTGCTCATCCGTAAGGTTAAGTGGGCCGTATCTGATGTGCTCGGATTTGATGGCAGCGTTTCGATTCTTAGTGTTCAATTCCAAATCGCGCGTTGCTCGGGGGCACGTTTGGCGCTGCTTGAGGAAAACCCAAGCGAGTTCGAGCATCGGCTGGGTCATCACTTTTTCTTCCCTCCCTTCTTCTTGCCGCGGAACTTGCCTCGGCAATACTGGACAGCCCAACCGTTGGCGTAGGCTGATGGGTAGACCTTGAACTTCCGCTTCGCAGCAGCCTTTCCTGCCGGACACAACTTCTTCTCAAGGTAGCCGAAAGCGGCTTCGCCGCCAACACAGAACTCACAACTGCAATCGCTCATCTCAAAACCCCCAATGGTCAAACGGATACGTCAATCTAACAACCCCGCCATAATTTCGTCCAAGTCGACGATGCGCTCTCGGAACTCAGTCGTAGCCCAATGAGCCAAGGCGAGAGCGATAGCGAAGTCATCGTGTCGACCGATGCTGTCGAGCCGCCCCTTCTTGCTCATGCCGAACATGAGCAACTCGCGCTCAAGTTCAGCCACCAAGGTTCGGGAACGCTCATCGCCCCAAGGCAAACGAATCTGCTCCTTCTCAAAGCGCAACACCAAACCCATGAGCAGCGACTCACGACGTTGGCGGGTTGAAATGAAAGTCTTGATGGGCAGGTCTGTATCGGCGCGCAACTCTGTAGCGAACACGCGCTGGAAGTTGTTCGCCTCCAACTCGATGACGTCAGGTGAGAACTTGGCGTTGAGGCGCTGAATCTCCATGATTTGTGTGCGGAAGTCCATGTTCTTCCTGCGTAGCGCGTGCACGAGTTCCAGCATCTCAGGGTTGGTTGACGGTCGTCGGATGACCACCATGACGGTGTAGTCGGCTGCTCGGTCTGACGAAATAGCAGGGTCCCAACCGATGAAATATTGGTCATCGGGGTCGCCAACTGCTCGTTCGAGCAAAGTGAGGGAAGAATCCTTTGACGCTTGCAGGATGGTGGAGGGGAACAGGCTGCTCACGTCATCCATCGGTTCGCACAGGTATTCGCGCGCAAAGGCAACTGCAGGCATGTCCGCACGGCGAGCGTCGAGTGATTCCAAGTCCCACCGCTCAGGCCAGAGTGCTGTGCCCGATGAGTCAATGGCGGGGTAGGTTTCGACGAGGTAGCCTTCGCGGCTTTCCAACTCGGTGTAAAGGTCAGTTGGCGTGAAAGGCGTGCCGACAATCATCAGTTTCGACGTGTGGTGCAGCGTCGGCACAAGCACTTCGTAGAACCAAGAAGCAACGCGCGCGAGTTCAGTATCCGTGGTCCCCCACAGAATGTCGTCGCAAAGGATGAGGTCGGGGTGGATACCACGGATAGCGCCACCCACGGACTTCGCGCTAATGTTGGAGCCATTGTCGAAACCGAAGAAGGTCTTGGACCACGAGTCCGCCTTCTTCATCTTGGCGAGGAAGGGGACAGCGTCGATGAGGTCGTTGAGGGTGCGCATGTGGTGCACCGACTGATGCAGGCTGTGGCTGATGAGCACAGCCTTGGTTTTAGGATTGAACGCCGTTTTCCACAGCATGTAGCCGAGGAAGAGCGTTGATTTACCGTGGTCACGCGCGGCTTTGACGCAGTAGCGCTTGTGGCTCTCCAAGTTGTTGAACCACTTACCGTGGTGCGTGGAGAGTTGGAACCCGAGAATCTCCTCGAAAAAGAACTTGAAGTCGCGCTTCGCTACCTCAAAGTCAATCTCCTCAAGGGCTTCAAGGGACAGTTCTTGCACACCATCACCTGATGTTCAATCCCTTCAGAAGTGAGTCCCACGACGCGATGTGCTTGTCTTCGGAGAAAGCGAAATCCCCGCCTACACCGCCTTCTTCCATCACACCCGCATCTTCAGCCGCTTCTTCGATTTCCTGAGCCGCTGCGGTGTCGCCCTGCGCTGCTGCTTCGACGAGTGCAGGATTGAGTTGCCTCAGGCGTTCGATGAATGCGTTTGCAGCCTTAGATTTGGGGATGTTGGCTGCGTCAAGCGCCTCTTGAGTGATGGTCGAAGGGTCATCGGGGTTGATGCCTTGCTGCATCAATCGGTCACGGAACTTGCTGTAGGAACTGGTCCTGCCGCCGATGGACGAAGGGCCATACCCTTCCCCACCTTCCGGTCTTGCAGCCAACTCATCGAAACGTGCGATGCGCGGGTCAGGCGTTTGAACCTCCACGGCGGGCGACGGTCGGGGAGCGACGGCGCCGGTGTCGGGCGGTGCATCCTCGACAGGTCCCTCGTCTTCGCTGTCGTCGAACTCCAAAGTCCTCATCGTTCGCTCTTCAGGGTCAGGCGTGATGGCGTCTTCGGGGTCTTCAGGCAAATCTTCTGAGGCAGCGTCTGCCCTTTCCTGAATCCTGCCTGCCGCTTCTTCCTCTTGTGCCGCTTGCTGCGCCCGAGTGCGCTGTTGACCACGACGCTCTCGACCAATGTCGGCTACGCGCTGTGCAAGACTCGGGCGTTCCCCTCCAAGTCGCTGTTGAACCTCTCCGAGTTCCTTGCTTGCTGCAGCAAACTCGCGCTCAGCGTCATCGCGCATAGAATCGCGCGCGCGAGTGTTTGTGTCCGTTCGTCGAGAGAGAGAGCCGATGCTGGCTTGCGCTCTACCCGCTCGTTGCTGCAACATCCGTTCTCGATTCTCATCGAGGCGACGCTCCCTACGGTCCTGCATCGCACCGCGCGCTGCCTCAGGGATGTGGCGAAGGTTGCCCATGAACTGCCCCATGCGTTGGGCAGCACCGGATTGCATCATACGCTGCGCACCACGCCCTACACCACGCCCTACAGCACGCCCCGCAGCACCTGCGGCTTGACCTGCAGCACCCAAAGCGGGGCCTGCGCGTCGTCCTGCAGCAGCCAAACCGGCACCTGCAGCACCCATCACGTTACGAACACCTTGCATGGCGGCTTGTCCTCTGAAACCCGCGCCGTATAAATCGCCAACATTCCGACTACCGCCACGCACCGCTTCACCTCGCTGTCGCGCGTCAACGGCTTGGTTGAATCGCCTTACCGCTCTTGGGTTTGCGCCTACGACTGTTTGCTGGTCGACCGCAATACCCGGTCTTTGTGGTGCAGCCAACGCTCGTTGCTGCGGTTGCGTCTGTGGTAGGGGGACGACGTTTTTCCGAATGAGGTCGGGGTGAGTGTTGTCGCGTTCTGCGACGGCCTTGATGAGCGGTTCGTAGGTGCTGTCGTTCACACCGAACATGACGTAGTTGAAGTCGGCAAGGTTGCCGCCTTTTGCGAAGATGAACTCAGCGGTGCCGAGGTCAGGCCCGTGCTCCATCATTGATGAGTTCCATTCGATTTCCCAATTTTCAACCACGGATTGCACCACCTGAATTAACCTTGACGCTACGCACCACGTCAAGTGACGTCTTAAATTGCTTGGCGATGATGCCCCAGTCTCCGAGGCTCATCGCAATCGCGCGCACGTCTGCTCCCGTCAGCCCGACTTCGTCGCCAAGTTCGCGCATGTCTGTCGCACTCATTGGGTCGTATTTGCGCACTAAAGAGCCGCCCGCGTCATGCATTTGCACGCGCTCCATGATGGTCGCGATGACGCCCATCGGGTCGTCGTCGGACGTTTGAATGGTCCCGTCACCATAGGGGTCAAAGTAAGGGTCATAGTAAGGGTCGTCATCGAACGTGAGGGTTCGGAACTGCGGTTCGGGCGCAGGTGCCTCAGCCAAGGGCTGAGCGCTAAGCGGTTCTTCCACAATCGCTTCGGGAGGCTGTGCTTGTGCAGCAGGTGCACCGCCGCTAAGGTGTTCTGGGAACACGTCGAAGGCGTGGTCAGTGTTGCGGTCCATCCGGTCGCGCATAGCGTGACGTTCATCAGCAATACCGAGAGCACCTAAGTCGAGTGTCTGTCCGCCACTCGCTTGAGCAACAGCCCTCCACCCGTCCACGACTTGCCTCGGTGGTGCTTGGAACATGGAGAAGGAGTTCGGGTCGATGCCCTGCTCTTCTGCTGTTTTCAGCATCGCCATGATTTCAATCGCAGCCCTGTTTCGCCCACGGTCGCCGCCCCGGATTTCTGCAGCAAAGTGACTTTGATGCGTATGAAAACGGTCCTTGATGTCGTCGTTCGAGTCAATGCCCAACTGTTCGCGCATGTTGCTCATGACTTTGCGTAGACCAGTCGCTGCGCCATCTTTGCCTCGCCCAAAGAGAAGTTGATTGACGGGGGCGCGCGCCATTTGTCGTGCGCGTGATTGGCTGTATCCCATGTCCATGAGGTCCCTCATGATAGCGGACGACATGCCTCCCGAGGTGGAGGGGACAAAGAAGTCGTTGGGGAGCACAGAAACGACGTCCATCGGGCTGATGCGTCCGTATGCAGAACTTTGCGCATGGAGGTCCCTGTAGTGACCGGGGTAGAGGGTGTTGCCTTCGCTACGGGGGTCCCTGTCGTTTGAGGTGTAGCGGTAGGTGACGTTGTCCGTCATTTGGTGGTGGTCGAGTCCGTGCACCTTTCCGCCAATCTGTGTTTCAAAGCCGCGCTTCTTGAACTCTTCACGGAGTTCATTCATCTGCGGAATGGCCGCTGACTCAAGGAAGATACCGTATTCAGGGTGCGAACGGTTGTTAGTGTGGTTGGTGTAAAGCCGACCGTCTTCGCTACGGGTCTGTCTTTGGTCGGCCTTGACCGAGGACGGCTGATAGGGGCCGTAGTGGTTCTGCTTGTATTCGGGGTGCAAAACGCCTCCGTCATCGAAAGGAATGCGTAGCGTGTGGAAGTCGTCACCCGCGTCTCGCTTTTTGCGGTTGAACGTCACCGTTGAGCGATTGATGGTTTCCTTCGCCATGCGGAGCGCTGCTCCGGCTGACGTGGGTTTGCGCCGAACGCCGTTCTCGTCGATGTAGCCCTTCGACATGATGTCCGCCGCGAGCATCGAGGCCGCTTTGTCCATCGGCCATTGACGACGAGACGGGTCGATTTCCTCAAACGCTCTTCCG